ACATTAAAAAAATTAGGTGAATATGTTGAAGAACATGGTCTTGAAAAAAGTATTGAAGATTACCAAGGTGCAAGACAAGATTACTATGAAAAGTTATCTACATTTGCAACATTTGGTAGAGGTTGGACAAGAAGAGTAGATGAAACTACTGAACTGGCCATTTCAATGATTAGCTGAGAAGCAGAACCGTTTAAGTCGGATAGAGATTATTTAAATGATTTATATGCTAAAAAAGGCATTTAAGGCTTGCCAACACAGTACATATAGTATATAATGAACACATAGAAATGAAAAAGGAACTGAAATGACTAAAAACTTTGTACAACTAGACGAGAGTAAATTCCCTACAACCAAAGGTAAGAATATTGATGGTTTTAGGTTTTATGCTGTCGAAGATAAACACTTTCCAAGTATTACTACTGTATTAGGTGCTATTCCAAAACCTGGTCTTATCGCTTGGCGTAAGAATGTTGGCGAAGAAGCAGCTAAATGGGAGATGAACCGAGCAGCTCGTAGAGGTTCTGCTACACATACTCTTGTAGAACAATATTTAAAAGGTGAAACACCATCAATTCGTGATGTATTGCCATTAGGCATGTTTAGATTACTCAAACCATACCTAGAACAAGTTGATAATATTCACGCATTAGAACAAATAATGTATAGTAACAAATTGACCGTTGCTGGTCAAGTTGATTGTATTGCAGAATACAATGGTAAACTGTCCGTGATTGACTTTAAAACTGCTAACAAAGAACGAGTAGATAGTTGGAATGAAAACTATTATATTCAATGTACTGCTTATGCGATTATGTACGAAGAGTTATTTGGTACACCTATCGAGCAAATTGTCATTCTTCAAGCCGGCGAAGATGGTTCATGCAAGGCATTCGTAAAGAACAAAGCTGATTACGAAGAAAAACTTGGTGACGCAATCAAAGGTTTCTATAAATATTATGAAGAGAAGACAAAAGGCACTATAAAGTCATAATGGTCTCTTAAAGGAGAGAACCCATGAAAATAATTAAAGAGAACGCCTTACTGGTATTTTTACTAGTCTTTATTGGTCTTATATCTACTGCTAAAGCCGAAACAGATTGGGACGGCACCAAATACGAATTTCGTTGGATGCATGTGCCAGTAGTTTGTGGTACAACGGATGAAATACAAGTATATCTTGACGATAATAAATTTGTATTGAAAACCATGTCAGTTGGTAGAGAGGGTGCTAGAGAAGAGGGTAGTATAGCATATCTTGTTACATACTATATAAATGAAAAAGGTGACCAATCTATAGCAGCTATTACATCACCATCAGGACATGAAACTTGTATGATGTATAGAAGTTTCGATTTAAGAACGCCTGGTATAGGCACATAAGAATTAGTCGTTGACGACAATTATGGTAGACATGCTGGACGAGGGTGCGATTCCCTCCAGCTCCACCATAACTACATGAAGATTAACACAGACAATTCGTGTAGTTATGATGGGGCTGATATAGGTTTCGACAGGTGTTGAGAAAATTGTAAGAGATTAATAGGTGGCAACCTTTCATGCTAATTAAACGCAAACGATAATAACTTTGCATTAGCGGCTTAGTCGCTTAGGGTTTTGTGGATTGTGCCTCGTAACAGAAACAATCCACGCTTTACATTTTAATTAATAAGTGATATATTATACAGTATGAACAGTAAAGAATTTAGTTTAATTATAGAGGGTGTTGTCAAAGACAAAAGACCCATAACTTACATGGACGCCATATTATGGTATTGTGAAGAAAATAAAATCGAAGTAGAAACAGTCGGCCGATTGATTTCTAAAGCATTAAAGGAAAAGATACAAGTAGAATGTACTACAGCAAATCTACTTAAATTGCCAGAGGTAGGAAAGTTACCATTATAATGAAAAAATTTAAAGGTAAGATAGATGAGTTTTTTAAATGGGTCAAAGGTACTGAATTAGTAGAACTTGATGATATAGATGTATCAGAGGATCCTGTAAGACCAGAACTTACTTTAGGTTTTAGAATTACAAATGGTAGAAAAATATTTGGTCTAAAATATGAAGATGAAATAGAGGCAATTGTTTGTGTAGCATTATGTCCTGAAGTACCCTATACAGTAAGAGAAATGGATTATATGTCACAGGCAGCCAATCAAGAAAACGAAAGAGGTGAGATTGTAGTTGCTTATACAGTATGGTCAAGAAAAAGAGGTGCAGGTAAAGAAATTATAAACAAATTAAGAGAATGGTCTATAGAAAGAAATTTTAAAAGATTAGTTACTCTATCACCATTGACGCCTATGGCAACACATTTTCATATAAAGAATGGTGCAAAACAGGTACATATTAATGATGAAACACAAAACTTTGAATATAGTTTATGATATATGGTGGATTTGATGTATTTAAAACATATTTGGCAGTCAAAAATCATTTCACAAGTGACTATGACTATCACAAATATGGAGGTAGGGTTACTGCTAAGTTGGAGAGCTTTACGAAAAGGTCAGATAGGTACTTTTTTCATAAACTTTCTAAAAGATATAATGAGCGAGATATACTTGATTACTTTGTTAGTAATTTTGCTGTTGATGGCAATAAGTGGATTGGTAATGTTATAAACAATGAGGGTGCTGAAAATTATACCAAGTTTAGAAAATACAAAGAATCATTTGAGTACAATTTTAGGAACGATTGTGTATCTATTCGTAATGACCTTGATAGTAAGTCTATTCTTTTTAATGATGGCTTTGTCGTACATAGCGGACAACATCCTAGAGTTTTACGATTACTGCTCAGAAAAAAAATTCACCTCCAGACCGCCATCATTCTTGATACAGTATTATCGTTTAGTAAGGTATGGGATAAAGAAATTACAGAGAAAATTGTTTGGCCGAAAATTAAACACACACTCACAAAACTCCGACCCTTTATCAGATATAATGAAACACAAGTAAAATTAATTATGAAAGAAGTATTTGTAAATGGTTAAAGAATTTAAAGATAAGTTTGGTAATGTATTTACTCCAGGTAAATTGAATGATAAGATTAAGGCATTAAATTCATCAAGAGTATTTAAAAAGGTTACACCAAAAGGTGACCTATCTTGGTACCTTAAATGGGCAAGTAGTGTATTCATTATCATTGCTATGGCATTAACAAGTGCTAATTTATATCCTATTAATATTGTATTTCATTTAATAGGTGTAACAGGTTGGTTAGTGGTGGGAATGTTATGGCATGACCGTGCATTAATATTTTTAAATGGTGTTGCAATATTTGTATTTGCAACAGGTTTATTAAACCATTATTATGGGAATTAATATGGATAAGATTAAAGAATTTTGGTTATCATCTTACAAATCAGATAAGATAGCCTTTTATTATGAATTAGTAAGTTTTGTTTTTATAGTAGGTGCAAGTATGACAATGGCATTTACAGCTGATAATCCAGATATGAGATACATTTATCCAGGATATTTCATTGGTAGTTTAACAGCTGTATATGCACATTGGCGTAGAAGACTAGCATGGCCAACAATGTTAGTAGGTTACTTTACACTTGTTAATATATTTGGTTGGTGTGTATCTATGGGGTGGTTTTGAAAAAAGTATTTTGTATTGGTAATGGTGAGAGTAGAAAAGGTTTTGATTTAGAAACTCTACGACCTCATGGCACCATATATGGGTGTAATGCAATCTATAGAGATTTTATGCCTGATGTATTAACTGCTGTTGACCATGGTATTATGCATGAGATATATCATGCTGGCGTGGCACAAAAGATACCATGTTATTTTAGAGATTGGACTAAAGTACCTGCTATGACATATGAACCTATGTTAATGGGTGGTATTACAAACTTAGAAGAAGCTAAAGAAGCCTTAGATAAAGTTTTAATCACAAATGAAAGAAGTGATAGTAAAGAATATGTTATGCATGGTTCTAAATTATCAGGTGTCATAGATTTAATTAAAAGAGAACCAGATAAATTTAAAAAAGATGTTATTAAATTACAAAAGAAAGAAATAAATCATGCTACCATCAAGGTGTCGTGGATAAAAGAACCTGATTATTCTGTATCATTAACAGATATTCAAAAAAGAAAAGATAAAAAACATGGCGACCATGGTTGGGCTTGTGGTGCAAGTGCAGGTTATGTAGCAATACACAGAGAACAACCAAAAGAAATATATTTGATAGGACATGATATTAATAGTACAAACAATAATGTAAATAATCTATACAAAGGAAGTAAACATTATGTAGCACCAGAGAATGGACCTACGCCTGGTATCAACTGGATAAGACAATGGAAGACACTATTTGACTGGTATCCTGATACTAAGTTTATCAAGGTCAACAGATATAATGACGGCCGTGATTTAGTCAACGGTCCTATAGAAGAATGGACTAATAAGAATTTAACATATGTTGATTATTCCACGCTTGACAATCTAGCGTAATTGGTGTATATTAATAGAAATTAATTAATAAAGAGATTAGAATATGAATAAATGGGATATACAAGATTGGAAAGTAAAACCACACACTTTCAAATTTAGAACTGGTGATACAGATGAAAAAGGTGGTTGTACTTTTATAGGTGGTTCATGGGTAGATAAAACAACAGATGAATTATTTAAAGATAAAAGAATTGTAATGTTTAGTTTGCCTGGTGCATTTACACCAACATGTTCAGGTGAAGAGTTACCAAGTTACGATAGAAATTATAATAAGTTTATTGAAAATGGTATAGATGATGTATATTGTATATCTGTTAATGACGCCTTTGTAATGAATGCTTGGGCAAGAGATTTAGAAATTAAAAATGTTAAGATGATACCAGATGGTTGTGGCACATTTACCAGTAATATGGGAATGTTAGTTGCCAAACCAGCACAAGGTTTTGGTATGAGGTCTTGGCGATATGCAGTAATTATCAATGATGGCAAAATAGAAGCCATGTTTGAAGAACCAGGTTTCAACAACTTTTCAGATGATGATGACCCTTACGAGGTATCAACACCAGAAAATGTGATGAAATATTTAAACGAGTATGAAAAACTTGTATAAATACTATAGAAGGCGAATTACACAGCCTACACAAAAACAACGAACACATATAATACAAGGAGAATAAATATGGATTTCGAAAGTCTAA